GGTAAAGGTGATTTACCATTAGACAAACACAACCATGCGTTAGATGCTTTACGTTACATGATAGCCAAAATGCCTGAAAATCCTAACCAAGTTTATGAAATGGTTAGACAAAATCAAATATTACGTACGTATTCACCATTTAGTGGTGGCGGTGGGGACAGTACTAGTGGATATAAAGCAATTAGTAGATTTAAACCTGCGTCAAGGAGGGACTAATATGACAAATGAAGAACTAACAAGAGAATTAGCAAATTTACAAAAACGTGTAGAAACACTCGAAATTTTGATGGAAAAACGTGAAACGAGCCGTGTTGCATTTAGTGGGGTTAAACCTGAACATCAACAATGGGTGGAAAGACGTAAGGAAGATTTAAAGAAACGTAGTGAGGGGAGGTAATCTATGGAAAACGATGACAAAGTATTAAAGTATCTCAAGATGTTTAGGGATGCTAAGGCGTTTGATAATAAACGTTTTGATGATTACACCGAACTACAAGCGTTCTATGAGGGACAGCAATATTTACTTAGTGCTTANTCCGACCCTAAACCATGGGTTATTGACATTAACACCCCTTANGCAAGTGATGCAATAGACGTACGTATTGCCTCATTACAAGCCAATGACTATATTGGTAAATTACAACCANTATCTCCTAATGATGTTGACATTATTGANAAACTCAACCAAGCGTATGAAAACAAATGGCTAGAGATGAATATGGATGACAAGATTAACGAGAGCATTGAACGGGCGGCAGTACTACGTGAGGCTTATATCCACGTTGTTTATGACGATGGTTCTTACACGGGGACTAAGAATAGACGTACTAAGGGAAAATTAGAGGCTTATTTTATTGACCCTGCCTCTATCCTAATTGACCCAAATGCACTAGACTTTAGAGATGCTGAGTATGTGTTCGTTACAGAACGTATCAGTAAAGAGGCGGCTAAACGCAGATACCCTAACTTTGATGAAAAGACATCCGACCAATTCTCACAACAAGACCGTGGTGAAATTTATGCAGGGATTGATTATACAACTAGCCAAGATGGTGTTTATACTAAATCAACGTGCTATGAAAAGACCGATGATGGTATCAACATGGTTTGCTTGATTGAAAATCAAATTGTGAATGAAAAGTTATTACCTATCACCCGTTTTCCAATGGCACAATTTAGATGGCAAAAACGTCTGAAATCACCTTATGGATTAGGACTAATGGACAGACTATTAGCCTTACAAAAGTCAATCAATAGTATNGAGAGTGCCTACACTAACGTAGCCTTAGCCTATTCCGCACCATCATTTATTGTGAGTGAGGATAGTAATATTGACCCTAATGATGTCGCTGCTACCGCAGGGATGCCTGGGGTAACATTTAAAGCATCAGGGGATATTGATAAAGCCGTTAGACGTATGGTAGATAGTGCGATTGATAATAACCTTGTGACAATTAAGAAAGAAAATGAGGCAACCATTCTTAAGATGGCAGGGGTAACCTCTCAATTTGAGGGTGATATTGGTTCAGCGGGTAATACAAGTGGTGGTACAGAACAAGCGATTGCTCGTGCTAAGATGATTGAAAACAAGGTATTGGTTCAACTTGAGAAATTCATTGAGGACTTAACACACATCATCATCGAATACCTAACTAAGGTGTATGCAGGTGAAACACTTTATACTAGAGGGGAACAAAAGACTGATGGTTCATTCGATTTCAACTCTATCCAAATGCCTGAGGAGGAGGACTTAGAGGGATTAACTTATACGTTCGGTATTAACTTATCCGTTAAGACACCTTATTCTAAAGAACAAACAAAACGACAACTCATTGAGATTTGGCAAATGGAAAATCAATATGANACACCNATCAAGACAGTCACTATTCTTGACTTACTTAAAGCGATGGATGTACCTGAGAAAGAGGAAATCGTTGCCCGTTACATTAACCTTACTCAACGTAGTGATATGAACAAGGCTCAAGCAGTAATGGAACTCACACAATTAGGGTTACAATACAACTTACCACCTGACATGATACAACAAGCGATTGTTGAAATTGTAAGCGGTGCTAAGGAAACACCAACAGCCGACCAAATGATGTCTATGGTTGAACAACAAGTACAACAACAGAACCAAGTCATCGACCAAGGACAACAAGTACAAAATCAAATGATGTTAGAACAACAAGTGATGGCGGAAGAACCTACAGGTGATGAGGTTTTTGAGGGTCAAAAAACATCTTAAAAAATAATTTAAAAATATTTTCGGATTTCACTTGCTAAATGCGAGTGATTTCCGTATAATATACATAGAGGGGAATATTATACCCACCTTGGGGGTTAAACCATTGTATTATGTAATATTCCAACAAACCCCAATACGCCACCGCAGGGCATTATACTGTGTGTAAGAAAGGGAGATAGAGATGCAAAAGATTTATGACAGTTTAGATGAATTTGAAAAAGAGTGGAAAGAAAAATTAGAGAAAGATGCTGAGGAAGCACAAAAGACGGATGATGAAGAAGTCGAGGATGTAGAAACCGATGAGGATGAAACAACTACCGACCCTGATGCTGAGGATACTAACGAAGATACTACGGCTGATGAGGAAGTAGAGAGTACTGAAACGGATGAGGAAAAAGCCACAGGTGACGAGGTAATCGAGCCTGTTAAAAAAGATAAAAAGGAAATTCCACAACCCGAAAAAGTTGCTCACAGTTTTCAGAAAATGAGGGAAGAAACAAAAACTGAACGTGAAAAAGCACTCAAACTAGAACAAGAACTTAAAGAACTAGAGGCGATTGCTTTAACACTAGGATATAGTTCCACAGCCGAATTTAAAAAAGCGGTAGAGGAAAAGAAAATTAAAGACGAGGCATCCAAGTTAGGTAAAGACCCTGAGGTTCTAAAAGAAATTAACGAACTCAAGCGTAAACAAGCCGAATTTGAAAAAGAACGTGAACAAGTCACACGTAAACAACGTGAGGAACAAGTTTACAAACAAATGGGTGAGTTTATCCAAGAAAACAATCTAACTGAGGATGAGTTCTCTAAAGTGATTGAACTAGCCGCTGCTGATGGTGTAGGCGTTGAGGACTTTATGCAAATTAAAGGTGTCAAGACTTACCTAAAAGGTGTTGCATCCGACTTAATTTTTGAAAAGAAAAAACAAAAAGACTTGGCGAAGTCTGCTAAAAAACAAACGCTATCTCAAGAGAAACATATTCAAGCAACNCCACCTCCTAAAGGCAAGTCCGTAGCGGAACTTGCTGAGGAAGAAGTTATGAGAGAGTATGGTCTTGCTAGAGGTAAATAACTAGGAGGATTTAAAATATGGCTAATACCCTATCAGTTGTTCAACAAAACAGCATTTCACAAGCCGAGTATTGGATTTCCCGATTACTCACAATGATTAAACTAGAAAGTGAAGAATTCTTATTCTCACGTTTTGGTAAAGAAATTTCAATCCCTAAAAATAACGGGACTAAGACAATCTCATTAAGACGTTATAACTCATTACCAATTCGTGACATTACATCCGCACCATCCGCAGGTAATGAGGCTAAAGAAAAACTATTAGAGGGTGTACCAAACAAACCGTTGAAAGTTGAGGCTCAAAAAGTCCAAGCAACCGTAGACCAATTTGGTGCATGGTTACAAATTACAGACGTGGTTCAAGACATTCACTTTGATGACATCAAGAAAGAATATCAACCTGAACTAGCACGTCACGCTGCTGAGGTTCGTGAACGTAACGTTATTGCTAAGATTTCCGCAGACTGCTCTATCAACTATGCAGGTTTCGTTAAAACATCCGAGGCTACATTAGCATCTACCGATGTTCTAACACTTAAAGACTTACGTAAGATGTCGCTCATCATGCGTGTCAACAAACGTAAAGGTAATGAAAAAGCAGGTGGTAAACCTATCACGCTAGTTCACCCTAACGTCATGGCTGACCTTATGGACGATGCAGATTTTAGTGAAAAATACTTAACCGCAGGTCAAGACAACGCACCTATCAAAGCAGGTAACTTACAAGGTCTATCCTTATATGGTATGTATGTCACCGAAACACTAATTGCACCTGTTGTCACCGCAACCCACGCAACCGATGGTACAATCAACGTATATCGTTCATTCATGTTCGGTCGTGAACCATTCGCTGTTACCTCATTGGGCAGTGCAGGTATTGAATGGAAAGAATTAGGGTTCGAGGCTAAGAAAGGTGACGAATTAGGTCAAACAGCAACTATCGGTTACAAGATGTGGCATGGTGCTAAGACACTTGACCCAATCGCTATCCAACGTATTTCCTCTCGTTCCGCTTATGACGTAACATTATCTGCCGTGTCCTCTGACCCAATCGGTGCGACCGCAGACCAAGCCTAACAACTAATTAAAGAAAGGACTGACTAAATAATGGCAGACAAATTTGCATCATTGGCTAAGAAACAAACTAACGAATTATTGACTAAACTATCTAAAGAACCTAAGGTTAAAATGAAAGTTCCGAAATATTACAAGGCACACTTCGGGGATGCTCTAACATTTACATTCAATGGGTTACCTGTGACAGTGTATTTCAATGATACGATGCAAGAGTTTCCACAGTCGATTGCACAAGAGATTGAAACTAAGTTATCCGCTTTTGGCGATAACATGGTTGAACTCGACATTACAGACGAATTATAGGCATCAACCCTTAGTTGATATAATTAGTAAGGGGGACAGCAGTGTCCCCTTTATTTAATTAAAAGGATAGTAGGAGGTTTACTATGGCAAACGTATTAACACTAGAGAAGATTAAAGATTTAGCAAATGCAGTTACGGATGAAACGTTTGCAATTACGTTAATTAGAGGATATGCTGACGAAGCGATTGCTCACATTAACATCACGTTAGGTTCAACGTTACCTCCATTTGCAGCCTCAACTACTGAGGTTTATATAGCACTTGACGATATGTGGCTAAGAACCATTGTTGTCAATTTTATTGCAGATAGGATTAAACGAAATGACGGTTCACTCAACGAGGCTAATATGTATGAACAAACTTGGCGATTGAACTTAAATACACTCAAGAAAGAAAAGAGAAACTACATAGCCGATGAATATAAAGGCACTAATTTCTCTACAACATACGCTAACGACCCTAGTAAAGGGTTGAACATAGGCTGGTGGTATAGATAATGGCTAATCAAATCTACCGAGGTAATAGTGAACAAAAACTTTATGAAATCATTAACAACTTTGTCGGTGGAATGAATACAGTCAATGTGGATGAGGCGACCTCACCTAACGAGTTTAGAGAACTTGTCAACGTAGACTTAACACAACAAGGGTTGTTACAAAATCGTAAAGGGTTCAAACACATGGATTTATTAGAGGAATTCTTTAGTGAAAATATTGCTATTTATAACTTGCTAAAAAAGCCTATTCATTACATTGAGATTATTCGTGACGACCTTAACCTATTTAAAACACTAAAAGGTTACACGAACTTAGACACATTTAAAAATGATTTTGCATCTACGCCTTACCAGTTTCAAATGCTTGTAGTTACAGCATCAACTAATCCTAACCGACTAGATTTTGATGTTGTTCTTGTTTTACACGATGGGACAGGTTACGATGATGAGGGTTTATACATCGGGGACTGGTTTCACTATCCTACGGTTTATACCTTAAACCAAACACTCTATGGTGTGCCTAGAGATATTAAAGTCACAGGGGTTAGACCCTCTTACTTAGGTAATCTAATTTATATCCCTACATCGCAACTTATTGTAGGTGGAAATCAAATAGTAGAAATTACTAGAGATGCCAGTGATTATATTGGTGAACCTGACCTACGTATTAGACTTATTGATAACAACGCTAACTACTATGAAACAACACCATTTGACATTTTAGATGAGGGTTACAACGTGTTAGCAGCAAACCCATTATTAAACATTAAGAAACAAGGTTCAATCGAAAGTATCCAAGGTATTACGCTAGTTAAGTTCGAGGGTGATGTTGTCTATCCATTAGACACAATCCCAACGGACGGTAATTTCTCAGTGTTAGTAATGTTCACAGGTGATTTAGACCCTGCTAACTTACAAGAACGCTTATACTTTTACAATATTAGTAACACAGCCGTTGACCTTGTTAAAGGTACGCACTACACAATAAGTTTAAATGACACTAACTTAGGTGATGGTGTGATGGTTTTTAACTATCAATTATCAAAACTTGAAAATCAAACTGTTGACTTACACATCGAATATAACGTGGTAGCATCAGGTGATGTTACACCTGTTGAAACATTTGCAACGGAAACCGACTTAGTTAATTTCTATAATTTTGCAATAACAACTAAATACTATACAACATTAGCAGCCGCTCCATTCCTATTAGAATATGTTAGTTCAACGCAAACTAGATTGATGGAAAAAACAAATCCTTATACTTATGTGTATGTTGCCGAAGCACCACAGACTGCGGTTGCACCATCAACGATTGGTACATTCACTTATTATTCCTCACTCGGTACAACAGGAACGGTTTATAAGTATTATGGTACGATATTCGCTAAGATAATTTATAATTTCGCTGAGGATGGTACACCTTTACCAAAGACATTCTATGAATACTACCAGTGGAACGGGACAGCGTGGGTGAGTTCAACCTCAACTGCTTATAGTGGCGGTACATTTAGGCTAGAATTCGAGGGTCTTAAAAAGTCAGAGGCAGTTCAGTTGATGGCAGATTATGCTGATGCTAACTTAGGGGACTATCCAAGCAGTACCACAGGGGTCGTAATTTACCTAAGTGACGTTACAATTAAGACTGATTTGCAAAGATATATACCTGCAAATTTAACAGGTTTAATCTATGTAACAGCAACAGACGATAGTTACATTTGGGATGGGTCTACGTCAGGTACAATAGATGATTTTACAGTTGCAACAGCATCTAACTATTCATTAAGCCAATATACANCGGTTTATCAATTTGGAAATAGCGACAACTTACAGCCATTAGAAAGTCTAAACTTAACTGATGTAAAAGCAACGGCTATGCAAGATAGACTTGTGTTGTATAAAGGCAACACCATTTGGTGGTCTGTTTATGGAAACCCTAATTATTTCCCTTATAAGAATTATGTAAACCTACCTCTATTAGGGGTTGATGAGATTGTGAGTATTAACTATTTTAGAGGTTCATACATCGTGTTTACCAAGGAACGCTTATTCCGTATCTCAGGGGTGTTTCCTGACATTTCTATCGTTCTTTTGAATGATAGCATTGGTTGTATTGCTGAGGGGTCTATAAGAGCCTTTAACAACACATTGGTGTTCTTGACGTATGATGGGTTATACCGTGTAAAACAAAACTTTTACATGGATGGCTTAGAAAACATCGACAAGATTGACAAAAACATTAGTGGTTACTATCCAAAAGATACTCATGTTGACAGTTTCACTTACAATGAACAATATTTCCTACTATTTAAAGATAATATAAAATTTGATACGTTAAGGTACTACTACAACATTGATTTACCTTATGAACAACATCCTTATACGGTAGATAAGTACGCTGTTAAGCCTGACAACTTATTCAAACATAACGGTTTAATTTATAGTGTTAAGAATGGAAC